GTAAGGGCATACGCCTCACCGCAAAGCTCGGCCACAACCTGCAGTCGCACATCTGGGATGCTGTGCGCAACGACAACGGCACCACCAGCGTCGCTCTGTTCAACGGCTTCGACACCATCACCACCAGTGAAATCGGAGCTACCACGCCCACCATCAGCACCACCATCGGCAACCTCTTTGAGTTTACCGAGGCTATCACCGCCAGCAACGCTGTTGACCAAATCAAGGCGTTCTGCGAGGCTGCCAGCGAGTTCCTCGTGGATGCCGGTCAGCGTGTGAACCTCTACTGCTCACCCGCCATCTACCGCAACTATCTCAAGGACTACCAGGCTACCGTCGGCGCAATCCCCTACAACACCAGCTACGACAAGACTGTGGTCGAGGGATTCGAGAATGTGCACTTCGTGCCTCTGTACAACAAGGCAAACTCGCCTTACATCCACCTCTCCACTCAGGCCAACATGCTCGTGGGCGTGAACCTTGAGGGCGAGGAGGAAGACATCCGCATCGAGAAGCATGAGGCCTTCGTACTCCAGTACATCGCCACAATGTTCTTCGGCGTGCAGTTTGAGAGTATCAACCCCGAACGCCTGCTTGTGGGCAAACTTTATTCATCGGCAGCTGCAGGTGGTGCCAGTAACAACACTGGCGGCAGTGTCGGCGGTAATGGTTAATCATTAAAGAAAGGAGGAACAAATTATGCCTAATAATAACCCTTGCGCATCGACCGCACTCTATGAATCGCTCGTGCACTGCAAAGGCACTACCGTACTTCCCGGTCTGCGCCCTCACATCTTCTATATCGCCAAGAGCGATATCGTGACGTTCCCCACGCCTCCCAACACTGTGCCTACTGGCGGCACCATGGGAGCATTGGCCACCATCAGCGAGAACTTTGTCCTCAAGGCTGATGCCAAGTGGAAGAAAATCGACATCGTGGCCTCGGCTTCGAATGTCAACAGCGAGAGCCAGGGCGAAGCTCCCAGCAAGACGTTCAACAACACCGGCGCGTTCCGCTACCCCGGCAACAACGCCGAAGCAGCCGCGTTCTGCCGACAGGCTAACGCCGACGACATCGTGTATCTGTGGCCGCAGCGTGATGGACAGTACCGTGTGCTGGGCAACCCCATGTTCGAGACCAACACCACGCCCGCTCAAGAGAGCGGCAGCGCAGAGACTGATGCCAGTGGCACCACTATCAACGTAGCGGTGACCGACATCATGCCCTCGCCTTTCTACACCGGAAAGATTGAGACCGAAGACGGCGACATCAGTGGAGCTGATGGCTCTCCTGTCACCGCTGGTGGATAAATCATATTTGGCAAGCCTCGCATGGACCCTTTTCCCAGGTCGGGCACCAGTCTAACAGTAGCCTGGACTGCCCGGCCTTTTTAATTTTCTCACTATGGACAATAAATTGACTCAACAAATCGCCGACTGGCTGAACACACCACGCGCTCAGCGTGACATCAACGATGGTGCCATGATGCTGCTGCGGCTGAACAACAACCGCTTCCTCTATGCCAACATCTTACGCCGACCTGATAAGTTCGCCGATAAATTGGAGTACGAGCTGCGGAAACACTTGCGCATCCGACTCGACAACATGACCATGGCCGATGTTGTCAGACTCGAAGCTCAAGTGATTCCTGCCGCTAAAGCAACGCTTGCCACGCCTCCGGCAGTCATATCTACCGATGATGAACTGCCCGAGGCTAAAGTCGCCAGGGGCCGACGTGCTGACCACGACCGACTCCCTGCCGCAGTGCAAGCGTTATGGGACAACAACCTCCAGCTGTACAAAACAATCAAGAATGTTTTTGAACAACTGAAGACCATGGAACGGGCAGAGCCGTGCGACCGATACGAGTATCTGAAGATACTGGATGAAGCCGACAAGAAGTACCGCGCCAATCTCGAACGCTATGACGGCTTCGTCATCGGCAACGAGCCTGACGCTTCCCCTGCGGTGCAGGACGCGACAGACAACGCCACCGACGACCAAGCCGCCCGCAAGATTAACGCCGCTCGCAAGACTTTAAGCAAGTATAAGAAGATACTTGCAAAATCACTGGAGCAGGACAATGCCGAGAAAGCCGACACCGCCAAGGAGAAAATCCTTGACAGCGTCGCAGCAATCCGCAACGCCGGTGGCATCGTGGGTGCCGCCGCCACTGCAGAGTTGCTGGCTCTGGGCATCAACATAAATGACGATGCCCAGGCGTGAGGTCAATCACCTGAAACCGTTGTCGAACACGCCCCTGCAGGCTTATTTCGACAACCGTTTGCAGCTGGCAGACGTGATTGACCAGGTTCTGCGGCAAATCGGTCCTGCTGAACTGGTGATTTCGACCTTCTCGACAAGCGATGCGTTCATCAGACGCTTGCACCGACTGAAGAACGAAGGCCTGGTAAAGTCTTGCTCGCTGTTTCTCGACTTGAAGGCAAGTCGAAAAACGGTACTTCTTGCCGGCTTCATCAAATCGGTCTTCGATGCTGTGTTCCTCTGTGAGAACCACAGCAAAGTGGTGCTGCTCGGCAACGACAGTCACCGCGTGACAATCGTCACGTCGCAGAACCAAACACAGGGCAACCGCATGGAATGCGGCATGATCACTACCGACAACGACATCTATCAATACATCGCACATGGATTCCTACAACTCAAAAATGCTGCACTACCTCTCGACAGGCTTTGACCAAGATATGCTCGACCGTATCGCCGAGCTGGCGGGCGACCTGACACCCATCAGCGAGATGGCTGCGCTGCTTGACCTCAATGAGGACATGCTGCGCCTGGCCATCAACGACAAATCCTCGCCGGTGAGACGCGTCTATCTCAAAGCCAAAGCCGAGACGGCACACAAACTGCGCAAGCAGGAGATTGAACTGGCCGAAGTGGGCTCGCCGCTGGCAGTACAGCTCACATCGGCATACCTGCGTGATATGCAAACCGACGAAGACCTGTAATGTTACCTGCTATTCTTGACACAGCGAAAGACTATCTTTTTGCTGACGTGGGCAAAATGATTGAGGCGGGGCTGCCTGAAAAGACGCAGCGCCACCTCATTCGCTTGCGTGACATCTACAACTACTGGCTGCAGTTCCCGATGACGAAAGACCGCGAACTGGTGGCGCACATCATGCAGGCCTACTCACTACAGGCCACACAGGCTTACGCTGACTTGCGGCTGGTCAAAGCTCTGCTCGGCGACTTGCAGAAGTCAACCAAAGAATATCACCGCTACCGCCTCATCGAGATGATTAACGCTGCCTACGAGATGGCACGCATCAACCGGGACGCTAAGAGCATGGTGGCAGCCGCCGACAAGTATGGCAAATATACCCAGCTCGACAAAGAAGACCTGGTGGACCGCGGCTTCGACAAGATAATGATCCAGCCGTTCAAACCTACCGATGACCCGTCGGTGGCTGGATTCAAACCGGTGCCTAACATCCGCGAGAAGATTCAGAAGAAGATTGCCTCGTACTGGAATGAGGAAATCGAAGAAGTGGAGTTTGAGGCGGTTGAGTTCAATGAGGATGAGATATTCAAACCAAAACCGAAACAAAATGAAGCAGCCGATTGAACCACAGCCATTCTACTTGAACGACATTCAGAACGAGGTTATCTATACCGGCGCAAAGGACACCATCCTCTGCGCTGGACGTGCCTTGGGCAAGGGCGTGGTGCATGCCATGTGGAACTTGCGCAACATGCAGCGCATGCCTGGATCAATCACTGGCATCGTTTCTCCCAACTGCAAGCGTGCGCTCACCAACACGCTGCCGTCGATGTTGGTGCATTGGGAGAAGCTGGGCTACTTGCGCAACGTGCATTGGTGTATTGGCATCAAGCCTCCTAAAGCTTGGCATTGGCCCGAGCCTATCTTCCGTCCTGAGAACTATGAGAATGTGCTGTCGTTCTACAACGGCAGCATTGGCTTCATCATATCCCAGGACCGAAGCGGCACATCGAACTCTCAGTCTTACGACGCGCTCGACATCGATGAAGCTAAGTTCATCGACTTCGAGCAGTTGAAAGACGAGACGCTGCCAGCCAACCGAGGCAACCGCCAATACTTCGGCAAGCACTACTTCCACCACGGCATGCTTATCACCAGTGATATGCCTGTGACCAAGAAAGGTTCCTGGTTCCTGGAGTATGAACACAAGTGCGACCCCGAACTGATTGAGCTGATACAAGGCACGGTCTATGAGGTGTGGCGCGTCGAGCAGAAGATTAAAGCCTTGATTGCTCAAGGCAAGACAATTCCTGCTTGGCTGCGGTCACAGCTGCGCACGCTCAACCGTGACCTGTGCCGTATGCGCTCGGTGGCCACCTACTACCGCGAGGCATCCACCATCTACAATATGCAGGTGCTGGGTGAGGCGTTCATCAACCAGCTCAAGCGTGACCTGCCGCCCTTGACATTCCAGACCTCGGTACTCTGCAAGCGCATTGGCATTGCTCGTGATGGCTTCTACTCCTCAATGACCGAGGGCAACAAGTACAGTGCCACCAACTTCTCGTACCTCGATAACCTTGAGTACCAGTTCGACAAGATTAAGGAGCCTTCCTCGCTGGCTGATGCTGATGTGGACTTCAATCAACCGTTGTGCATCGCCTTTGACTACAACGCCAATATCAACTGGCTTGTGGTTGGGCAGCCACGCAAGACACAGCTGCTAATCCTCAAGTCTTTCTTCGTCAAGTTCGAGCGCAAGCTGCCGGAACTAATTGACGACTTCTGTCAGTACTACCGCCACCACAAGCGGCGCGAGGTGGTGTTCTACTACGACTCCACCGCCATCGGCTCGAACTATGCCGTGAACCAGGAGGACTTCCGCTGGGTCATCATCAACGAGTTCAAAAAACGCGGGTGGAGAGTGCGTGATGTGTACCTGGGTAGGCCCATGCACCACATCGAGAAGCAGCTGCTCATCAACCGCATGCTCGCCGGTCATGCCCGACTGCGTCCGATGTTCAACCGCGAGAACAACGAAGACCTGTTGGTGTCGGTGCAGACCGCCGGTGTGTACAACGGCGGTAAGGACAAACGTGGCGAGAAACTCGCCGAGACCGAGGAGGATAAGCTGGAGGCACGCACCGACGGCAGCGATGCCTTCGACACGCTGTGCATCGGTGTGGAGAAATTCCCGCAGTCGTCGCACTCAGTCAATGTCACTTCGTCATTCTGATGGGTGGTAAGTGACCACCGCGACCTCGCAGCCGTGCCCACGGGCGCACGGCGAGCGACCGCTGGCATATTCCGCTCTCTCATTGGCGGTAAGTGGCTCGGCGGCGTAGGGCAGTGGGGGCAGAACTTTCGTTCTGACCGCAGAAATGCGGTCATCGGTCGCTCGCAATACCCTATTTGCTAAGGGTTTTGCTCGCTGCAGTGGCGAAAGGGTTCGCTTTTACCCCTCGTGGGCCGCATCTAAAACAGCCTGTTCAGCCTGTTCCAGAAACTGCTACGACCCACGAATGAAACCATTTTATTGATGCCAATATAATGAGAGCGGTCACGGTCTTTTTATAGACTTCCGCATTGGTTTAACTTTGCACAAAAATCAACGATTATGCCTGATGTATCAACAAAAGCAACCGTCGGCATTGAGCTGAACACCCAACCAGTGGGTCGCAAGATTGCCGAACTGGAAACCAAACTCGACAAACTGAACGAAAAAAAACGTCAGTTCGAGGCGGCTGGAGACCAGAAAGGTCTTGTCAAAATTCAAAAGGAGATTAACAAAGTCTCTCGTCAGCTTGACACCGCTCGCACCGCTTCGGAGCGGTGCAAGGCTGCTTTGGCGAAACTCAATGAGTCATCGCCAAAGGAACTGCGCTTCACTCTCAAACAACTCAAGCAGGACCTTGACCACATGGAACGTGGCTCAAAAGCTTGGAAAGCTCACGTAGAAGCCATCAAGCGTGTCAAAGCCGAAATCAAAACTGTGGATGCTGAGCTTCGGGAGCATGAAGGGCTGCTGTCGCGCATCAACCGCAAGGTGAATGAGTGGGGCATGAGCATCGCCAGTGCTGCCGCTGCCTTCACCGGCTTGGTGTTCACTGCACGCCAAGCGGTGCAGGCCTACGCCGACATGGAGGCGGAGATGGCCAACGTGCGTAAGTTCACCGGCATGACTGCCGACGAAGTGACTAAACTCAATGACGAGTTCAAGAAGATTGACACGCGCACCAGCCGTGAAGACTTGAACAAACTGGCACAGGAGGCTGGGCGCTTGGGCCTGCAGAGCCAGGAAGACGTGCTGGGCTTCGTCAAGGCGGCCGACCAAATCAATGTCGCCCTCGATGACCTGGGCGAGGGGGCTACGCTGACGCTCTCTAAGCTGACCGACATCTTTGGCGACAAACAGCGGCTGGGCGTGGAGCAGTCGCTGCTCTCGGTGGGCTCGGTCATCAACGAGCTGTCGCAGAACTGCACGGCTTCGGCTCCATATCTTGCTCAGTTCGCTCAACGCCTTGCTGGTGTGGGCAAGCAAGCTAACATGACGATTCCGCAGATCATGGGCTTCGCTGCCGTACTCGACTCGCAAGGTCAAGCGGTGGAGATGAGTGCCACTGCGCTCTCGCAACTCATCATGAAGCTGTTCCAGGATCCTGCCAAGATCGCTAAGGCGACCGGCATGGACCTGCAAGCGTTCAACAAGGTGCTGAAAGAGGACACCAACGAAGCTCTGTTGATGCTGCTCGAGCGGCTGAACTCGCTGGGCAATATCAGTGTGTTGGCTCCGGTGTTCGACGCGATGGGCACCGATGGCGCACGCGCCTCGGCGGTCATCGCCGCACTCGCCGGTAACATCGACATGGTGAAGAAGCAGCAACAGGCTGCCAACGTCGCTTTCAAGCAGGGCACGTCGATAACAAAAGAGTTTGCCGTGCAGAACAATACCGTGCAAGCCGGGCTTGACAAAGCCAAAAAAGGCTTCCATGAGATGGCGGTGGAGCTGGGGCAGAAACTGGCACCGGCGATGAAATATGCCATCACGGGCACCAGTGCCATGATGCGTGTACTGTCGGCCACTATTTCATTCCTGAGCGAATATGCCGGGACTATTATTTCTACAGGTATTGCTATCGTTGCTTACACCGGCTATGTAAATGCTGCAGTTATTGCCGACCAGCTTAAAGTGTTCTGGAATAATGTGCTGGTAGCAAGTTTCAAGCGTTTATGGGCTGTAATAGCCGCCAATCCTTGGGGTGCAGTGATTGCTGCTCTTGGTGTGGTCATCGGTCTGATTATTGACCATAACCGAGGACTGACTGAGGCTAAAGCGGCGGAAGAAGCTCTCAACGATGTGCGTGAGCAAGCACGTAAGAAGATTGTGGATGAGCAAACGGAACTGGAGATCCTTATTGCCGCAGCCAATGATACCACACAATCCTACAAAGACCAAAAGGCCGCCGTTGACAAACTGAATAAAACCATTCCGGGCTTCAACGGCAAGATTGATGCCACCACTCGCGCCTTCAGCTACTCGAAACAGGCTCTTGATGAATACATCAACAGCCTCATTCGCCTCTATGAGGTGGAGGGTGCTAAAGAGAAGTTCAAAGAACTTGGCAAGGAGCGTGCCGGATATGTGATGGAGAAGAAGCAGATTGAGAAGGAAATTGAGGATGAGAAAGCTCGCCAGCGTGAGCAGAACGCTCAAATCGCCAAGAACCCTTACAACTACTCCACCACGCAAAGCAGCACTCCGCCACCGGTAGCTTCCATACAAACCAGCAATGCTGCTACTCTGAGAGGGCTTGAATCCCGACTTGACAGCATTAACAACAAACTGAAATATACCGATGCCGCCATGCAGGCCCTAAAGGACGAGTATGGCAAAGACTGGTATGCTCAGGACACGGGCAAGCCTAAAGCTCCCACCAGCAACATTGGCTCCGGCGGGAGTGGTGGGCATGGCGGCTCAGGTGGCTCGGCCTCGGGTGGCGGAGGCTCTACCTTCACTCCTCCCGATGAGAAGGCAGAGCGCAAAGCCGAAGCTGAGCGCAAGAAGAAAGAACGTGAGGCTCGTGCCGCTCAGCGCAAGAAGGAACAGGATGCCGCCAAGGCTAAACGCCTTGCCGATCGTGTGGCTAAACAAGAATACCAGCAGGCTCTTAAAGACACCGTTGAAGACCGTGCCAAGGCAGAGACTGAGGCTCTGCAACTATACAAGTCTGGAGAGCTCGGCTACTATGAATATCTCGACCGCATGGCTAATATCGAGGAGGTGTTTTGGAATTCACGACTTGACACATATGAGGCTTTTGGCAAAGCTGAAGGTGATGAATTTGCCAAAGATGCTAAAAAACTCGAGGAGGCTAAAACCAAGCACGAGCAGCAGATGACACAAATACAAATCACCGCTGCTCAGCAACGCCGTGACCAGGCTAAGCTCGATGCCGAGATGGAGTTTTACAACCCCGACAACAAAGAGGCTTTTCACAACCAACAATGGCTCAATGACCGTCGCGCTAAACTTGAGCTCGACTATCTGCAAGCGGTTATGAAAATCCATAAAGAGGGTTCTAAAGAATGGCTCGACGCAGAAAAGGCCCTTGGCAAAGCTGTCAAAGAGGAAGAATTGCGCCAGCGCAAGCAGATGGAGCAAAACATGTCTGCTTGGCTATACATCTATTCGCAGCAGGGTGCAAAGGTCCGGATGGATGCGGAACTGCGCGTTGCAAAGCAACTCTACGACCAAAAACTGCTCAAAGAGGAAGAATACCAGGAAGCTCGTGCCGCCATCGAGAAGAAATATCGAGACGAGGTGAACTCTAAGACCGGCACCAAAGCTCCTAATCAGGACTTCACCGATGCCAAGGATGATTACGAAAAGCAGCTCAAAGCGCTTGAGGATGCGCGAGCACAGGGGCTGATTGGCCAAGAGGACTATGAGAGCCGCAAATGGCAGATTGTGCAGAACTACCACAACAAGATTGTGCAGCTCATCAGCGGCCAGGGCAACGAGTGGGCGACAATGGTCACCACGCTGGTCGAGACTTGGGAGGCTGGCTTCGAGAATCTTGGCTCCACGCTGCCCGAGAAGCTGAAGTCTATTGGCGACATGGCAGCGGCGGCCTTTGCGGTGATGAACGCCGGCATCAAGTCCTACACTGACTATGCCAACGCCAGCCGTGACCTCGAAGTCAAGAAGGTGGAAAAGAGTTATGACGCGCAAATCGAAGCAGCAGGTAACAATGAGAAAAAACGCAAGAAACTGGAGGAGCAGAAGCAGAAGGAGGTCGCTGCTATCAAGACCAAGTATGATAAACGTGCTATGGTCATCGAGATGGCGCAAGCCGTGGCATCGACAGCAATGGCTGCGATTAATGCTTATGCCTCGGCAGCCAAGATTCCAGCGATAGGCTATATCATAGCTCCTGTCGCGGCAAGCATGGCTCTTGCCGCAGGTGCCATGCAGATTGCCACCATCAAGAAGCAGCACCAGGTGCAACAAATGGGCTACTACGAGGGTGGCTTCACTGGTCGCGACGGCAACAGCCGACGTGAGGTGGGCGTGGTGCACGCCAACGAGTTTGTCGCCAACCACCAGGCGGTGGCGAACCCGGAGCTGCTGCCGGTGCTTCGTCTGATAGACCAAGCGCAGCGCAACAACACGGTGGGGTCGCTCACCAGCGAGGACGTGAGCCGTGCCATGGGCCAGGGTGCGATACTGGGCAACATGACTGTGGCTCAGCAACGCAACGCTGTATCCACTGACGTGAGCCGTAGGTTGGCGGCTTCTTTAGATGATTATGCCAAAACTATGGCAGAGCTGAACCGACGCCTTAACGAACCTTTCGTCACGGTGAACACGGTCACGGGTGACGCCGGCATAAAAGCGGCACAAGATGAATACACCAGACTGCGTAACAACACGCTGCCTAAACGTAAAAGAACAATCGTAGATTATTGACTATGTTGCAGCTTATCATTAACGGTCTTGAGGCCAGCTTGCCACCGGGCTTCTCAACAGATTACATCTCATCAAACAGGTTGTTTACCGACGCTGATGATTTCTCCATGTCCATCGAACTCCCTTTGGACGGCGCAAACCGTCGCATCTTCGGAGCTATCGACCGTGACGATGTCGCCCATGGGCGGTGTGTGCTCGATGCGGACCTCATTGATGGTCATGTCCATAAGCCGGGCGCTATCACGGTCAACACAATCACCGAGAAAACGGCGAAAATACAATTCTTGGCAGGGCGTTCTTATCAAAATTTTTACCCGCAATTTGACGACGTGAAACTGAACTCTCTCGAACTCGGTTCTTGGCCCGATTATTCGCCTTCTGATATCACTCCCACTGAAGCTCTTGAAGGTGATGTGATTGCTCTTCCATGGATGTCTGAATCTGACGGGGTGCTGCAGAACAGTATCACCAACTTGGGGGAATGGGACTCGGAACTGGATGCCTTGTCATGGCAGATAAGATTGTTTACTCTTACCGAACGCATCTGCACCGCTGTGGGCTACACACTGCATGCCGATGCCTGGAAAAACAACCGAGAGCACTACGACTTGTTCTGCTTCAATGTCGTCCCTGCGGATTGGAATGTGCGTCAGTGGGCTGCCATGCTGCCTGCCTGGTCGTTGAATGAGTTTTTCTCGTTCCTTGAACTCACTCTTTTTGCCGAGATTGATGTGGACCATAGGGCGCGATCTGTACACTTCACCTATAACAGGACGATTCTTGCCTCGCTGCAAACTCGACATCTCGAAGACATTGTTGACAGCCATTCTGTGACTATTTCTACTAAAGATGAGTCTGGCTACTTGCTTCAGAAAAACCGTGCCTACGAAACGGGCTCTAATTCGCTGTGGAATTTCATGAGCTGTGACTGGTTCTTTAATACTCACCCGACAACAGAGGTGAGGCGTTACCCTACCCTGACGGCTCTTTGTGCCGATGCCGACTCTCTGACGGCTTGGTCCACTCATTCTCCTTCCAGAGTCTTCAAGGGGCTGCTTTATGCAGAAGATGTGCGCACCTGGTTCTGCGTGGCAAAAGTGGCAGCCGTACCGCTCACGGCAGCCGGTGCCGACGAACCGATTTATGCTCCACTTTATGAGCTGAGACCGCTGAACCGCTTCGGCAACAATATCCAGACCGATGACGAGGATAATACCGAAAGCACCAAAATTATTCCTGTGGCTTTGGGCTATGCATTCACCGGCTCAACGACCGATGACTTTGCGCTACGGGGCCGAGTGGCTTTAATCGACTGCGGCAGCCAGCCCGACGATGCAAACGAGGCTTCTGCTTCGGGTGCTTACTCCCCGGATATCACTCAGGAGCTTCTTAGTCCTGCAGGCGAAATAGAAGCCGGACAACAAGATGTGCCCGAACTTTTTGACAGGGTACTCATCGGCTACTGGCATGCTCAGCCTCCAAGAGGGTGGCTGCCGTACCCCCATCGTGACAGGCTGGAAACTTTCTCTACGTTTCAATGGACCGGACAGGCTGCAGGTGAAGCCGACTATGTGCGCTCGGTATGGTCTTACTCTCCTTTTAATGACTCTTTGAGATTGACTGATGGTATCGCTTTTGACCATATCGACGCTCACACAAAATATGAGTTCGAATTTCTTTGTGACGATATCCCCGACCCTCGATCGAGATTCATCATCCATGGCAAGAAATATCTTTGCCGTGAAATCAAATGCACTCTCACAATCGATGGCGTGAGCCGCTTGAAAACGGGCATTTTCTACCGTATCGTTTGATACCGATTTCTGCTTCATATGTTTTGGGGTGGCGGTGCCAGTGATGGTATCGCCACTTTTATTTCGCCTATGCCTCTCGGCGGGCTGGTGGGGCGTTGTGCTGCTGCGGTGGCGGTGAGTACCGCCCACTACCTGCCCATTTCCTCGCTTCAACCATCGTGCTTCTTGCCCTTGTCACATCGTCATAATCATCTTGCAACCGTTAGTGGCGGTTGAACATACTTGCATCTTAGAACTTGCAACCCCTCTCGCGCTCACCCCTTGACCTTGGCTTGTGGGCTCCCATCAGCGTGACCACCTCTTGGCAATTACTCGGCGCGGTTCTCTCCTCTGGCATTCATACAAAGGGGTTCGGGTCGGGCATTCGTCGGGTATCGGCACCCGCTGGGCATGCCGGTTGTCGCCTGTATTTCCGCACTGCGTGCCCTGCCTTGCCGCCTGGGTGTGGAAGGCGTGCAAGCGGCCAGATGTGACATAGTTCATCGTCGCGTCTGAGTGGACCATAACAAATTTTGAGAGTTATTTTTTCTTTTACACCGCAAAGTTACGGCTTGGCTCGATATGCAAGGTCAGGCGCTGTTTCAGCCGAAATCTCCAGCCCTGCGGGTAGTATTTAGCCTTGGAAAACCTTGCTGGCAATCTCACTCTTTGCTCGTCACGTGGCAGTGTAAATAAAAAATTATTCACTCTTAAAATTTCTATGTTATGGTACACATTTCAAACACTCCCGATTTCGAGAACAACGACAACATCTTCATGGCTGCTCGCTACACCTACATCCCCACCACCGTTCAGGCTGATGGCAAGGCTTGGGGCATCCGCAAGAAAGTGTGGAAATTCAAAGACGGCGACACCGCCATCTCAGCAGAGGTCGCCCAGTGGGTTAGCACGACACTCGACGAGTCTATGCCTGACCTCGAAAACTGTACCTTCGTCTGCATACCTGCAAGCAGCGAGGAGAGAACACAGATGCGCTACGAGAAATTCGCTCAAGAGGTGTGCAAGGCAACGCAGATGGTTAACGCCTACAAGCACATCAAGGTCGAGGGAACCCGACTCGCTATCCACGAGCACAAGGTGTGCAAGTCTATCTCTAAGGTGCAAGTCCTGAAGTTTGACCGCCGTTTCTTCAACGGACGCAAGGTGGTTATCTTCGACGATGTGATTACCAAGGGCACGAGCTTCGCCACCATGGTTGACTATCTCGAGGAGATGGGCGCTAAGGTGGTGGGCGGCATATTTCTCGCCGCTACCGCTTTCCAACACAACAACGCCTAACCTACAAGCCTCTCACACCGAGAGGCTTTTTTTTGCTCAATGTTAACAAACTGTTGAAATCTAAAATATTTTGTTGATAACTTAAATATATTGCTTACCTTTGCGACGTACCAAAGTACATAGAATCATCCAATAGGGGGTTGCCTGGCTGTGAAGTTCGGCAACCTAATTTTATGGCACAGAATTTGCACACTCTAAAAACTAGAGTTATCTTTGCACTATCTAAATCGTTATTTCTATGTACAGACTCATCGTTAATATATTATTGGTTACGTGTTTCGCCATGCCTTCGTGGGGCAAATTCGCCGGACTTGCCTATGTGGGCGAGATAGAGTGGGATAAGAGGCACCAGACTGCCGTGAAACTATTTTGTGACACCACGGCGACCGACACGGTGTGGTCACTCGAGATGCAGGGCGCGGTTGAGCATTACGATACGCTGCTGCTCAAAACGGGTGACGGCAAAGTGCTTGAGCTGGTGCCATACGACGAGAAATTTGACCATGTTACCGACAGCATCGGGCACAGCTCAGTCACGGGTGAGCTGATGGAGTTCTATCACTATGAGACGGTGATATACTTCCACATCACCACCACCGCCTTAAACTACATCGCTGAAAACGGCATCGCTAAACTGCGCTATGGGCACAACGACTTCTATAGAGATAAGGTCTACAAGCGTAATGAGTTCGGCAAAGACCTTGCTGAAGCCTACCATAAGGTCCTCGTGCAGATGTCACCCGGCTATGTGCCACCACAGAAACCTTCCATCCGGGACGGCTTCTGAAACTTGTTACAAAACATAAATCCGCAAATCTGCGGATTTTTTTTGTACCTTTGTCAGATTAATATATAAAAGGTTACATGATGAAAGTTCAATTTAGATTATCGTATCTTATTGCAATCCTTTGCTGTATCGCAATGTTGGATAGCTGTGTTGGCTCCAGTTCTGATGAAGGTGCCAATCTCAATCGCGCAGCTATCATCGCTCAAGACATCATAAAATCGGAGTTTAATCCTAACTGCGATTTTGATGACATGGATATCCGTGGTGAAGAAACCCAAGTTGCCGACAGGTTCAAAGTCTATCAAAAATTTTCTGCCGAGGGTCAAGAATATGTTTACAAAATCTTCATTGAATATAAAGGTGGTGATTGGGCTGATAAAAACAACTGGTCATACGGCACACTCACCATTGAGAATGTTTTGACCGGTGAACAGAAAATTTTCTCTGGCACTATGGAGGCAGAGGAGGCTGCTGCAGCTGTTGCACCAGCGTCGATTACTGCTGGCGGTTTGGTTTTTGATATCGCAGAACAACAACCTACTGCCATCCGGCTATCCATGGAACGCAAGCTTACCCATGCAGAAATGAAAGCCGTGGTTGTCGACTTAAAAGATAAGTATACCAACATTATGTTTTGCGTTGACCCGAAAGCGCAACGTGGCGATGAATATGCTGCATATACTAATGGCACTATGTTCGACTATGATTCCAACGAAATAAAAAAGTTAGAGGATTTTTGAAATAATCCTCAAAATGTTTGGCGGTTCCAAAACTTTGTTGTAGTTTTGCAACGCTTATCTCATCAAAGTTAGTCTTTGCCGCTGGAGCGTCGGTTACGCTCGAATATTGCATCGGGCTTTTTTTGTGCCCGTATCAGCCTGTAGAATAGGCTGCCTTTCCGTCAACACTTGCGCTCGCGCGGCGAGAACTTTGTTGAGATAAGCAACGGAAACGGCAGCCGTTTTTTTGTACTGCCCATTGTTTAATGCTTATCTCAACAAAGCAATGAAAACAGTTTCATTGACCCCGAGAGCCGCCATGCCGCGACTCGCAGATCTGGCCAAAGCGCTTGCCACAAAAGCACTGGAGTTACTAACCTCACTACGCCTGAGCATCGTGCTTGGCGTGGTGGCTTTCATCGCCATCATGTCCTATCACATCACCGGTGCACATCCTGTGCGCATGGCGTGCATCACACTCGCCTGGGCCGTGCAGCTCGCCATGTACCTCACCCTTGACATCAAGAAAGGGGGTGAGTTATGAAGCCCCGTGTTCCTTCCACTCCCGAGCAGGCCTTAGCCAACGTCGCGCTTGAGGCTGACTTCCACGAGGCGTGCACCGCGCTGCGTGTCGAACTCAACGAGCGGCTCAACGAGTTGCACCGCCAACGTTCGCAAGTCAAGGAGAACGCGCAAGCCCACCTGCGGGCCATCAACCACAGTTGGGCCGTGGAGCGCGCCAACATTAATGCCGCCATCGACCGTCTCGCCGATGAGCGCGCCCACCTGCGACAGATGCTGCACGACGGCTTCAACGATGACGTTGAGCCGATACGCAACCTCACTGAGCAGATCCACGAGCAGCGCCTGCACCGGGCGGAGGAAGAACTGGCGCACCAAGAGCGCGTCAAGGACGCCCGCCTCGCCCTGGCCGATGCCATCGCCGAACTCGGTAAGCAAACGATTGCGTTGCGCGAGGAGTTTCACAACCGCCACAGCGAGTTGCGCCGCAAACTCGCCGAGTTGGTACATCAAAACCGCGAGGCTCGCGCCCGCCGGCAGGAAGGAGGTGAGTTATGAAAAAGTACATCTTTGAGCTGCATGCCGATGGCAAGGTGATTGATAGGTTTGAGGCCACATTCACCGAGTGCCGCCAACGTGGCAATGAACAAGCTACAAGCCTCGTTGAAGTTGGTCTAGGCGACGGTCTTCAGTGCATGTGCTACAATGAAGATCTGCACAGATGGGAGAAACTTGGTGTTTTTCACGGCAACATGAAATACACTAATGCTTTCGGCGTGTACTGTGACATTAACGAGGATTTCAGTGGCATTACTAAAGTGCAGGAAGGAGGTGAGTTATGAGAGCCTGGACGTTTGAGTTGCGCAAGGGCACACAAGTTCTTGAGCACTTCGAGGGCACCTGCCCCGAGTGCCACCGCAAGGGTGACGACCTGGCTACACGCTTAGGCAGCGTGGAATGCTTTGCCTTCAACGAGCCGCTGAACCAGTGGCAAAAGATGGGCACTTACCGTGGCCACTATGTGTTCACCGACAGCTTCGGCGATGACCGCCGCATGAAATTCGATTACACCGGCATGGCTCCCATGGGAAAGGAGGTGCCCGTATGAAACGCCAGGACTATCTTGACAACCTCGAGCAGTTCATCCACGAACCCGAGAGCACGGGGTTTGAGGACAACATCATCCCTGTGGCGATGTGGCTGCGCAACTTTATGCCGGGCGATGATGACAACGGCGCATTCAACAAGTCATCTGCTGCCATCCGTGCAGCACTGTGCGACATCGTGGACGTGAGCCTTAACGAAATCTCGCGCCTGATGGTGCTCAATGGCTACTCTCTGGGCGGTACCAATCAGACCTACCCCGAGTGGCTCATGCAACCCATCGGAGACGTTCCCGACCCTGAATAGTCAATTTTGACTACTAAAGGTGCCCATGGTAACATGAGGCACCTTTAGTAGTCACTTTTAACCAACAGAATACTTTTGGTTTCGTTAATATATTATATCTTTGCGACATAAATTATTGCTTTAATGAAGAATATTAAATTGTTATACATCGACCTGTTCTGTGGGGCTGGCGGCACCAGTACAGGTGTTGAAAAGGCAACCTTTCACGGTAGTAAGTGCGCCAAGGTCATTGCCTGTGTCAATCACGATGCCAACGCTATAGCATCCCACGCTGCCAACCATCCCGATGCGCTCCACTTCACGGAGGACATTCGTACACTTGAACTATCTCCACTCGTTGCGCACACAGAACGTATGCGAATACTTCATCCCGATGCTTACCTGGTACTATGGGCCAGCCTTGAATGCACGAACTTCAGCAAGGCAAAGGGAGGGCTTCCACGCGATGCTGACAGCCGTACACTTGCTGAACATCTGTTCCGATATATCGAGGCTCTTCGTCCCGACTATATTCAAATAGAGAACGTAGAGGAATTTATGAGCTGGGGCGATGTAGATGCCAGCGGCAAGCCAGTCAGCCGAGACAAGGGACGCTCTTACCTGCGATGGGTGAACAACGTCTGCAAATATGGCTATCACTTCGACTGGCGCATCCTCAATGCCGCCGACTATGGCGCATACACCTCTCGAAAAAGATACTTTGGGCAATTCGCTAAAAAGGGCTTACCTGTCGTGTTTCCAGAGGCGACACACTCGAAGTGTCCGGAAAAGGACGAGAATAATCTGTTCACATACCACTCACTACAGCCTTGGAAGCCTGTGCGTGATGTCCTCAACCTTGACGACGAGGGCAAGAGCGTCTTCATGCGTGAAAAGCCGTTGTGTGAGCGCACACTGGAACGCATCTACGCAGGCCTTATCAAGTTTGTAGCTGGAGGCAAAGATGCCTTCCTGGTCAAGTACAACAGCTACAATCAGCAGGGGCACTACAAAGCGCCAAGCATCGACGAGCCGAGTCCGACTGTTGCCGCCCAAAACCGCCTCGGCGTTGCCAAGGTGCAGTTCCTCAGCAAGCAGTTCAGCGGTCAGCCCTATCACAAAAACGTGTCCATTGATGGACCTGCTGGTACAATTACCAAAATAGATCATCATGCGTTTATTTCGGTTTTTTATGGGAACGGTTTTAATCATTCCATCAATAAACCCGCTCCAACCTTGCTCACTAAAGACCGCTTATCGTTGGTCACAAGCTGCTTCTTGGATATGCAGTACGGCAATGGTACGCCTTCGTCTATCGACTATCCATCGCCGACAATGACCACCAACCCAAAGCAAAAACTCGTGAGTTGTAAGCGCTTCCTGATGAACCCACAGTTTTCCAGCCCTGGTAGCAGCATCGACAAACCTTGCTTTACCCTTATCGCTCGCATGGACAAGATGCCGCCTTACCTCATCACCACCGAGAAGGGATTAGGCATCGGTGTCTATGATACCGACAGCCCCATGACCGTCAAGGTCAAGGAGTTCATGGCCATGTACGGCATCATCGACATCTACATGAGGATGCTCAACGTCACCGAACTGAAACGCATTATGGGCTTTCCCGAAGACTACACGCTCATTGGCACACAGGCAGAGCAAAAGAAGTTCATCGGCAATGCCGTCGAGGTCAATATGGCTCGCGCACTTTGCCAGGCACTTTGCCAGGC